TGCATGCCACGAACAATGTCAGCAAAGCTGTCAGGGTCACGGTATGTCTCAGTCTTGTTGATTTGTTCCGCAGTTGCGACAGCAGATGAATGACCTGCAACAATCACACCGAAGTTGATTGCACTGTTTGCACCTGAGAAAGATGAACCAGTACCAACTTGTGGTAGATTGTTTGAAGTGTACACGGTAAAGCCGTGGATGTTGTTAGCAACAACACCATTCATCAGACCTGCACCACCGAAGTCAGCATTGAACAGACGAGAATCTTCGTCTTTCAAAACTTCAATGAACACTGGGTCAAGAACCAACCAACGACCTTGGGTATCTACGTTTTGCTGGTCAAGAAGACGAGACATACGTGCGATAACCTGAAGTGGGTTTGCATCACCTGCATTTGTAGGTGCTGCGCCTGAACCAGTACGTGGCAGGATTGCAATTGCGTCACCAGCACCACCACCGTTGAAGTCAGATGCATCCAGCTTCATTGAAGCAAGGAGTTCGTCTGAACCAGCAGTAGTAACAGCTTTAGTACCATTTACAGTTGTGTTAACTGTGTCTGGTGCGCCGTGCAGTGCAGATTGCTTGTAGCCTGACAAGTAGCCAAGAACGTCTTGGTCAAACTGGTCAGCGAGGCGGTAAGCCGCACGGTCACTTGCCAAAGACTGGAAGTTAACGTGTGAATGTGCCTCTTCGATGTCATCGACTTTAAATGCAAAGTAGTTTGCTTTGTCGATTGTCAGTGAGAAATCCTCATCATCAAGGTCTTGAGGAGTGATTGTAGTACCACGCTCATATGCCTTAACTGTGATTTCTGGTTCTTTGATGATTTTAACTGAATCACCCATTGCGGCGATTTCGCCAAAGTAATCACTATTAGTGATTGCCTCGCAAACAGCTGCCTTGCGGAATGCAAGCTGCACCTGTTTGGAGTAAATTACTGGACTAAAGTTACCATTAGGTAGGTTTCCGTAGCCAGCAGCTGAAGTAAAAGCCATTTTTCAACTCCTGTTAGTTAGCTTTTAAAAGGACAGATGCAAACTATACAAAGCTATTCAGAGGCTAATTCACTAGGGTGTGTCTTGTAATCGGGTGGCCGCCCAACTATGCAACAGGCCAAGTGTCTTAGGTAATCCGTAAGACTATTGTTATGTTTGCTGTGTGGGTAGACAGACTGCGCTGAATGTCTACACCATTGTTGTATATAGTTATACTTAAAAATAACTATTTGTCAACACTTTTTTATCTAGCAGAGCCAGATACATCATAGATAAACTTTCCAGAACGGATAGCTTCCATAATTTCGTCTGATTTCTTCTCGTATTCTTGAGGAGACATTTTTTGTACTTGTGATTCTTTAAGGTAAGTTACAGCTTCGTCTTCTTGTGGTTTAGAACGAGTATTTTTTCCACTGACGGCTTTAGCGGCTTCTTTGTTACCTTTTGTGTTATCTTTTTTGCCAATGCCTTTATCTGCTTTGTAAAGGTCAATCGCTCGTGCTGCTGAACGTGCATCGTTGTCATTGTCGTAAAGTGCTTCTTGTACCCACTTAGGCTGTTCTTCAGCCCACTCATGGAAGTCATCACTGTCACGAATATCATCAAAGTCTGGATGCATCCGCATTAATTCTGCTTCTGCCTTTTCTTTAGTAGCACTGTTTTGCATTTCGTCAATTGCTTTAAGTCGTTCTTCCAAGGCAGTAGACTGTTCGCGTGCCTTCTTCATAGCAATTGTTTCAACGATAGCCGCCACATCAGGATAGTCAGATGCCCACTGTTCGATGTCTTCATCTGATTTTGGCAACTTCATTTCTTTTTTAGTTGCTTCAGATAGCTGACGTTTTAGTAATTCAAGTTCAGATTTAAACTCTTCGGATTGTTTTTGCTGATGTCTGCGTAAATCAGAATAACGCTTTTTGAATGTTTTTTCTTCTGCAGTTTCAGGTTCAACTTCTTCTGGTTCTTCGGGTTCAGCAGTTTCTGCTTCGCCTTTTTGTTCCTTCATCAGTTGTTCTAGTTCTTCTTCTTCCATTTTACGTTTCTCATCGTTACTGTACTTACGATTAGCAAACGCAACTTTAGTAGGAGACTGCATTTCATCAGCCATAATTGTATCGTTCATTTTTTTATTCCTGTACTGGGGCCGCTGTAGCCACACTGTCGGGTGTGGGGAGTGAGTAGCCAGTTAAATAGGTCTATATTTTTTTAGCAGCTAGACCTTTTTTCTGCTTCTTTTCTGGTAGTGGCTTCATAAACTGCCCTAAAGCAGAATCAAAGTCAGGACCAAAAACCTTACCGATAATCCTACGAACATCACTGTTCATAAACTTACGCACCGTTTCCCGTTCTTCAGGAGAAAGTGCGGAATAATTATCATATATTTCTTGAAAATCTAATTCCATTATACACTCTTTTCGTTATATAGTACAGTATAATCTTTTTGTTTCACAAACAAACCAATTGCATAGCAGATAGCCTCGCCAACATTTTTAACTAGCTTCCCTGAAATAGTAGTTTTTGTGTACTTTTCTGGATTTACTATATGAGCAATTTCTTCAGCGCGTTTTACAGTAAGGTACTTAAACACACCGCAAACAAATTTGTTTCGGCGTATTACAGGAACCATAGGGATAGCCCAATAATGGTATCCACGAACCAGTGTTTTTGACAAGTCTCGCGCTGTATACAAAACATCCATACGATATAAATCAGTAGACAGCATACCTTGTTTGTGTAATTCTGTACAAATTACACGGCTATCTGTAGAGTTCGCTTCATTACGCTGTTCTCTTTCTGCGGCAAGAGCAAGACCTTTTGCAGAAGAGGTACGACTAGAAGTTTTTACAGCGGAACCATCACTACTACGAACTACATTACCTCGACTGTCAGAAACCTCACCAGAAGCGGCAGGACGGGAACCAACATTAGCGGACCTACCCTCTGCTTTAGCGGCAGAAATTTCTGCTTTTTCTGACCTTGATATCTCAGCGGCAACATCTCTACTAAACGCATCACGCGCCGCAAAAGCCGCATCATAGTCACCAGCTTTAATAGCAGATTCATAGTCTTTGTTATAACCTTTAGTTGTAGCTTCTGCAGTAATTGTATCTTGTAATGAAGGCTTAGAACGGTCTCGTGTTGATGCTCTAGCCGCAGCTGAAACTAAATCTTGTGTTTGCTGTGCTGGGGTCTTTCGGCTTGTCTCCACAGCCGACCTAACTAAGTCTTGCGTTTTATTTGCGGCGGCTTGTCGTGACTCAATATCTCTAAATGTCAACTCGTCTGTTGTCGGTTTTGCTACAGGAAATCCCATATCGTCTACGTCATATCTATCGACAACACTCTTAAAAGAGTCAGCAAGGGTATTTGTTCCCGATGATGCGCGGAAGTCTGCCATTACATCTTTTTCAAACGGAGACATGTTCTCTTCTTTTATAGTACCAGAAAGCACACCTTCTCTGAATTTATCGGCAGTAATTCCAAGATTATTCATTTTATCTAGTTTATCTTGTACAGACATTTGTGCTGCACCCGACACAGTAGTTGGCTGTGCCGCTTTAGCCGCCTCAGATACCGCTGTCTTACCTAGTGTAGTTTCAACTTGTGGAGTTTCTGGTGTAGCTGGTTCTGGTGTAGTACCCATGCCACCAGCTAATGTGGGTTTACCAATTGCTTGATTGATAGACTGATTACCCGCAATAGTCATTAGACCTGCCATACTAGCAGGACTTAGACCCATAGCTTTAGCCGCAGGAGATATTTTAGCATCTTCTGCTTTAGTGCCGCCACCAAAAACACCAGCAATCTCGTTCATCATATTGCCTAGTATGCCACCAGACACACTTTTTCTTTCACCTGTGATTGGGTCAAAGGTATTACCACTACCGTCTGCAATAGTACCATCAGGCATAATGTCACCAGCGTCATACTTATTCATCATAGATACACCAGGAATCAAAGCACCTGCTAAAAACTCAAACGACCCAATTTGTTTAGTATAACCTAAATTAGCGGCAGCTTCTTTACGCGCTTTAATATCTGCAAAATTTTGTCTTTGTTCTGCTAGTTCAGCGGCTGTCATACCGCTATCGCCGTTATCCGTTTGCGTTTGATTAGTTGGCGCAGTAGGTGTGGTTGGCGTAGTAGGGGTTTCTACTGCCTTTTCTTCAAACAACTTGTAACCTGCGGGAATAGGATAAACAGGCTGACCATTCACAAACGGAATCATCAACTCTAAACCTTGTTCGTTTACGTACTTACGCACATCGCCGGTAGACGGTGGAACAACCTGCTCAAATGTAGGTAAGGCTCCCATAGTAGGTGCTATAGGGACATCTTGCTGTGTCGGTGCAGTGTAGCTAGTAGGCAAAGCCGTTGGAACGGTAGGTGCTGTGTACGGAGTGTATTGTGGAGTGTATTGTGAAAACGCAGACTGTTGTTGTGTGAGACCAGGAATCTGGGGTGCTACATAGCCACCTACAGCGAAGTTGTTTTCTTCATCATCTTCCATATCTAGGTCATTAATATCAAATGGGATACCTTCTGGAATAGTAGCTTCTTCGCTATTACCCATCTGCCCCATATCTTCCATACGTTGAAGACCCATCTTAGCTTCATCGCGCAATGCCATCATTTTATCTAGGCCATGATAACGTACAACATCGGCTGGCATAACAAATTCACCCTCGCTCAACTGAGCAGGAATGTCATCACGAACTTCTTCTTTAGTAGAGCCTACAGGTACATCGTTACCTGATACGGGGTCTGTCATGCCACCTTCTTGCATAAGACCACCCTCTTCAAAGAGTTCCATTTGTTTTTTAAGAGCCATTTACTTCATCCCTAAGATATTTAAGTTTCCGTAACACTGCGATTGCGCCTTGTTGTCGGTGCATAAGTACTGCGTCATCTGCCTGTTCCATTACTTTTTGGTGTTGCTCAATAACCAAATCCAAATAGCTACTGAACGCCTCCCATTGGCGGTTGTTGCCCGCTAACGGCTTGAGTTTGCTGAGTACCTGCTGTCTGTCCACCATTACTACTAAATCCTTGTTCGCCTGGTACTGGTGCTTGTCCTGTACCTATGTTACCTCCACCTGCGCCTGTAGGGTCTATACTATTGCCATCAGCCATACCTTGCTGTGGTGGTTGACCTTGTTGTTGCGCCGGTGCTTGGAAGCCCTTCAAAATCTCTGCTTGAAGTGCGGCTTCATCCATGTTGTTGGTTACTTTATCAGGGTCTAAATCCATTGACTTTGCAATCTCGCGGATTACATATTGGAACTTAGCAAAGGGTGCTAGTGATGGATTACTTGCTACTTGCAAGAACTGCATCAAACGCTGGCTACGTACTTCATTAGCCATCAGGCTTTCTGTTCCACGTGCCTTAACTTCTAGGTCGCCTTTAATTTCTTTGTCAAAGTCAAACTGCATGTTAAAACGGAAGAAACCCTCACCCAGTGGGCGTAGCAAGTAATCATCTACGTTTTTAATAACAGTCTTGACACCACCTGCGGCGGCACCCATGAGCATAGAAATACCAGAGGCTGT